GGACGTTCGATCCATTATAACGGATCCGGGAGCGCGATTAATTATACGTGCCCCGGAATCGCCGATGGATCTATACGTCTGACTTACACGCTAAAGGAAAATATTTCTGTAGCACGTTCACTGGGTTTAACTAACCCAGCGTCCGTTCTTCATGAAATTACTCCTTTTTCCTTTGTACTCGATTGGTTTTTACCAATTGGTACATACTTCGAAGCGTTAAGCGTCATACCCGTTCTAAAAGGTACTTTTGTGAGCACAGCACGTTATCGGTGGAACGCTTCGGGGATGTACCGACATCCCTTTGCGTGTCAACCGGCTACCGTGAAGTATTCGCAAGTCACCTTTGAGCGGACCGTCGGTTCGGTACTTAAAGTACCCACCCCGGTATTCGTCCAAGGACTTAGCGGTAAGCGTATTTTTAACGCTATCGCACTTGGGCACCAACTACTTCGCAATTCCGCTAAGTAGCAACCGTACGTGAGTACAATTCTCCTGAAAGGGTCCTTGTGGCCACGACTGACATTAAAGTCAAAGACGACGCCGCTACGCCGGTTGAGACTACTCTCATCAAGATCAGCGAAGATGCCAACAACGCATACTGGCGGGGTAACAACCCGCTCATTCCGTTGGAAGGTCAGATTCGCATGAGCATGACGATTGAAGCTCTGAAGCGTGGGCACCGCGTGTCTATCAAGACGGAAGTCCCCGTAATGGAGACTCTTGGCGCGTCTGGCTCTTCGGCAGGCTATGTTGCCCCGCCGAAGGTTGCCTACGTGATTCCTGTGATTACCACGATGTTTGTGGATCCTCGCTGCACCTCGACTGACCGGGCCAATGCACTCAAAGTTCACGAGTGCGCTGTTCTCGGCGCGTCAAGTGCCCCTGCCACCGGTCTCCTTGGCATTACTGCCGTTGGAGCCGCTTATCTGGCCTCCGTCCTTCCCGGGCCCCTGTTGTTTACGGGTCTCGTGAAGCCGGATTAATTTGCCAATTAAGCTGGCAGTGCTTGCCTCCACTATTGTGAAAGGGAAGGTATGGATCACGTTGTTACGTGTTATGACCAAGAACACACCGCCGAAGATTCTCTCTCCGTTATGTGCGACTTGGCCCTGGAGCATGCCAGAAGAGCAGGGAAGTACGCCGATAAATTGTGTTATCTTATCGGCAGTAATTCCTATCAGTCTCTTATTGACATGGAACTATCCTACTCTGACGACGATACTCACGAGCATCTTTACCACGCAGGAATGGCATTAGGATTCTTTAAAAAGAATCCTGTCGTTCCGCTTGGTATTGATCGTGAAGCCGTCGCGCTGAGGAAGTTCGAGCAGAGTGAGAGAGATTGTTCCGCTACGAATCAACGCCTAGTCTACCATCGCATACTTGACTTTCGTCATGTATCTAGCGAGTTGAACGCGATAATCCATCGCGCTCAACGAAAAATTGGAGACGTATTAGGTGTGATTCCGAAGTGGGATAATCTTGACTTCTCATTCGGCCCAGGTGCAACAACAACCGTCAAAGCCGCGTCTGCGTCACCCAGATTTAAATTGGGCAGCAGACTTGCGTGTAGTAGC